CGTAACGATATATCCGAAGTGTTCTTCTCGGATATGCTCGGCTTCCAGGACATGCGTAAGTTTGATGCGTTCAACTTCTTCAATCCGACATTCAGTACACGCCTATCTGGTCACTACTTGAAGAAGGCAATCGAGGATGTGTGGAAGGCATATCAATTACGGTTCGATGCAATCCGCAAGAAGATTGAGTTTACCAAGGTTGAAGAAATTGTTCCATCCTTCTACAAGATAAATGTCAAGGGGCATAAGAAGGGCGACCTTAAATCCGTTGAAGTTCACACAAAGAAGACAGAACTTACTAAAGTGCTGACTTGGCTTGCAAGATACGGCAAGGACGAAACTATCTATTGGCTTGAATCCATGATTCCCACCGCAGTAGAATCCAAACAGAAGTTCTACCACACCATCTTGGAGAAGATTAGGAAGTTCGGCTTCGACCGCCTCATGCGGCTGGCCCTATCAAGACGGACTGCCGTATTCTCCGAATACGAGAATCGTGGGAAGATTACATTTGACTCGCTAACCTTCAGCGGAAGAAGCCGTATCACGCGTCCGATAGTGGATGCTCGTAGGAACGAAACCGGCAAGTTCGACTACTTTATCGAAATTTCTTGGGATTGGTTCGACCAAGGTTATCGTGGTGATAACAAGAACACTTTGTGTATGCCGTTCAAGTATAATAAGGCATACCATCGCTCGTTGAACCGCTATTGTAACGGAACCGATACTTCCTATACGATGGTAGTCCGGGGGAAGGACATCCATGTAGTTCTCGCTAGGGACGGCTATCGTTACAAGAATACTGATGAGATTACCGAAGAAAATACCATTGGTATAGATGTGAACTCCAAGCATAACATGTTTGCCTTGAGCACCGGTGAGTTCATACCTAACGACGATTCCTTGATTGCCGACCTAGAAACCGAGCTGCTCAAGATAGACAGGAAGCAGAAGAACTACAATACCAAGTTTAATGAAGGTGAGGAGCATGATGCGTTCAAAATTTCCAAGAAGGACAAGAAACGGATTGAAGCAATCACCGCCAAGCTAAACGAATCCAACAAGCGGACAATAGCGGACCTATGCAAGCAATTTGCTGAACTCGGAATCAAGCACATCGCAATGGAGAACCTTGACGGCTTCAAAGGAAGTAGTCTCCATGCAGATGATTCCAACGGATTTAATTTAGGAAGGTTGCATTTAAGAACCGGGCTATCATCGTTGAAGGACGAGTTCATCCATATTGCACCTCACTATGGGCTGTTGGTATCGCTTGTGCAGCCCGAATATACATCCAAGATGTGTGGTGAGTGCGGTTGCATCGACGACCGGAACCGCCAGACACAAGAAGAATTTTGCTGTGTTGAATGTCATCATGCAGAGAATGCCGACATCCATTCAGCTAAGAATATCAAATTCCGCCTTACCTCGACCGTGTTAAGAGGGAACTTGCTCGAAAGGGCAGGGGATGGTGGATATAGGCACTTCCAGTCAAAGAGCTTGTTCAGGTGGCAAGTAAGGAAGTGCCTAGAAAAATGCCGTTGCGATGGTCTGTTCAAACGGACCATAGGAAATCACGAAAGACTTACCATGAGTAAGTTTGAGTAGATTTCAGTCAACGGTATTTCTGGGCCATTTCCTTCGTGGTAAGGTACATTAGTTTCTCGAACTCACTCATGTTGTTGAACTTGATGATTTCCTTTTCCAGTAACGGGTTGAATTTTCTGATATGCTGCCATTGTTGCTCATCATGCATGGCCTTTGCTGGATTTCCCTGTGCGATGATTGGCTGGATGAAGCATCCGGTCGGGTGTTTAGGACGGGCCTCGGTCTCGACGGTGGCATCGTTGTAGGACGGGTCGATGCACAGCGCGGGTTCGCGGTCAAACGCGATGTCGGCAAGCTGCATGATGAATTCACCAAACTCGTATCCAACAAGTTTCCCCAGTGCATCCATGGCGACCTCGGTATCGTCGCCGGCAACCTCGAATATATTGATGATTGTGTCGGTTAGCTCCGGGTTGTTCGTTGTCTTGAATACGCTGGTGCGCAGTAGTTCGATAGGTTCCATGACGGAAAGTTTATAAACTGTGGGTATGGATGCTAAGTATATCACACGTGATGACATGGTTCGCCGTATCATTTCAAGGATGGGTGGCCAATGCCAGGAAATTGAAATGGTCGTGGAAGAAGACCGTGGTCTCGGCCATGTCCATATGGCTATCGAGGACACTGAGGACTTTTTCTACCGTTATTGTGTGGACGAGGCCCAGTATATCGACCTTATGGTGCTTCATCTCATTCCAGGTGTGATGGAATACCGTGTTCCGCCCTATGTAACCAATGTTATTGAGGTGAATCCGAGTTATGGTAACACGTTCTCCCCGATGATGGCCTGGGACGTGGGCCCTGGCGAATCCCTGATGGGTGTCGGTGGCGCCGGCCTTGGTGGACTGGGCCAGTTCGACCTCATCACCTACTCCGGTGCGTTGCGCTACTTGCAGGATGTCAAGAAACTGGTCGGTACCCAGTATCATATCAAGTTCCACCCGACGGACCACCTCCTGAGGATCTATCCGACCCCGAGGTCCAGGACGAATGCTGTTGCCGAAGTGTACTTGAAAGCAAAGAAGTCCGAGCTATACAACAACATTCTGTTCCGTGACATGGCTTTTTGGCGTGCCCAAGAGCAGCTTGGTATCATCCTGAAGAAGCATACCTTTACAATGCCGGGTGGACTGACTATCAACGGTAAGGAAATCTTCGATACGGCTGCTGCACGTCTTGAAAAACTGGAACAGACCATCAAGAGTGAAGCCCCTGGTGCATTCATGATGACGGATTTGTCCGGCATATAAGCTATAGTAAAGTCACAAGGGTTATATTATGGAACTCAAAGAACGTATTGAAAAGTTTAACACCTTCCTCTCCAATTTTGAGAAGGCTAGCGGTGCAACCGGATTGTGTGAAGCCGTTCGGTCCGCCGCAAAGATTTGCTTCGAGGGCATTGACACAAGCGCACCGTGGATGGATCCGGGTCTTATTGACCCGAAGTACAAGAATAATGTCGTGGCAAGCTCTCGCGACATACACCGCAAGATGTTCCATGACATTCCGCTCGCCAAGTACAAGCAGCGCATGGCAGCAAAAAAAGCAATTCCAGCAAGCGATCCGGTTGGCACCGATGCGCCGGTCGAAGAAGGTGCACCAGAAAATTAATCTTGATTTCCTCCATAAAAGAAAGGTCGGCATTTTGCCGGCCTTTTTAATATGGCAACATGATGTATTGAAAAATCACCAACTTCCGAAGCCCTGGCATGCCTGGTAGTTCGGGTCGCTGGTGACATCCTTAACACAGTCGTCCACTTCTGGCGGACGGAACAGGACGGCATCTTTGAGCTTGGCAAGGTCTGCGTCCCGGATGGCCAGTGGGTTGCCCGCTGAATCCGTAAGTTCCTTTTCTGTCGATGTACCGTCGGTAGCCTTCCCGAGGGAAGCCTGACCGAACAGGTTGTCGATGAAGTGCTTGTTGACCGGGCTGTTTGCAACATCTTCCGACACAATCTGACCGCTATCCACTGCAACCTCCAGGTACGCCTTCCACCAGTATTTGCGAAAGGCTGGTTGATATTCGGGTAATTCATCTGTGATGCTGGCAATTTGGTAAGTCACTCTGTCGTTGGCCATCTTTAACAGGTCGCCCGCTTTAGGGTATATCTGGCCTGCTGAATATCCATGATAATTAAACTTGGAGTAACCGCGCTGTGAATAAATCGGGTCATGCTTTGCCGGATCGCACTCAGGTACGACACCGTGTTCCTTCAGTGACTGGTAGTTCAGTTCTAGGAACAGGTCCATATTAATGTAAATTTCCGGTTTCATGCTGAATTGCAAACCGAGTCTGCTGTACATTTCGGTCTGCGGGGTGAAACCACCCATCATGGGGACATCGAATACTCGGTCAATTATGCGGGCGTTGTCCTCGTGGGTAACCGGGTTGGCTGACGCATTGAATGTTGTGGTGTAGTATGTGAAATTGATACCGCCCATACCGAGGGTTCCTGCTCGTTGTTCAATCGCAATGAGGTTCTGAGTCTTGAAAGAGTTCTGCTTGCGGAATGTCATGATGCGGCCCAGTCGTCCAGTGTGTTCAAAAACCGGCTGGTTAGCCTGGGCAAGTTCGGAACGTTCCACATTGCCGGTGGCCTTAGGGTCCCACATGCCTTCTTGCACATGCGCGAGTACACTGAAATTCGGGACGACCACACTGGTAGCCCTGCAAAATCCTGTAACCTGTAAATCAAAAATCGGCATCTGAACCTCATGATGTAGTTTATAGGGGTCTTGGCCTGCTAAACGATATAAACTGTTGTCGAAAGAGGAATCGATGTTATGGCTATTGCACGAAAGTACGGAATAATTTCATTTGAAGAGGCAAGGAACCATCTTGTCTCGATTCTTCAGGCCAAAGAAGGCCGTCTAGCTGATTTTGGTGCAAGCGCCTACGGCAAGACTCTTATTGAATTGTTCGCGGGACAGAGCGATCTCATGGCATACTATGCGGAATCTGCGTTCGAGAATGCTTTTCTTGAAAGTGCAGTGAATTCGTCGTCGGTGTATGCCGGGGCAAGGATGCTTGGATACAGTGTTCGTCGTCCAGTTCCGGCTAAGGCCGGTATCGGTCTTCGTCTTACCAAATCCGGAATATATGATACCGTTCGTGTGTATATCCCGAAGGGTACCGTGTTCACTACGAGTTCTAGGACTCTTACTGCAGTAAGCGACATGGAATTCTCATACGATCGGGCGACCGACGAGGATTCGACTGGATTGATGAAGCTAATATCCGGAGTGGCTGTCCTTGTGGAAGGCGTTTACCGTACGTATGCATTGATATCCAATGGGCAGCAGAACCAAATATTTTACATCAATGACCCGACATTTTCTGATTATTTTGGTGAAAATGACCCGAATTATGCAGATGATGGCCACATCACACAGCGAGCGGCGTGCTTCACTACTGTTACGAGTGACGCCACACTTGTTGACAATATCGATCCTAACACCGTAAAGAATGACCGTCTCTATTGGCGCATTTCACGTCGAGGACTAATTGACCCGAGCAACGAGGATACTGCGAATGATATTCAGAAATTTGCTGATGGTGATAAGAACTTTACATCCAACTACACGGTGATTGTCGGCACGTCTAATGATGGCGGTGTCGAGTTGCGCTTTGGTGACGGTCTCAAATCCGCTATTCCGTATGGTGACATTATTGTCAAGTATTTTTCGACTTCGGGCGAACGTGGAAACCTTCTCGGTATAGAAGGAACCACGCTATCAGTGTCCGGTGGCGGAATCCGTATCGCCCAGGCAAACGGAAAGGAAAGTGACCTTCTTGTTTCCGACCTCAATATGTTCCTTACTACCGACCTTCGTGGTGGATTGAACATTGAGAGTATTGATTCCATCAAGAACAATGCTTCCCAGATTTACAACTCCCTCGACCGACTGGTTACCCGTCGTAGTTACAAAACCTTCTTGCGCCGGTACGCTGACATCAAGTATGCGTCCGCCTACGGTGAAGATATACTGAACACGAAACTTCCTAATGGTGGTATTAGCGTTAAGTACATGAATCAGATTAGGTTTAGTGCATTAAAGGACCTTTATCGTGAAAAGGATGGAAAGTATTATCCGACTGCACCGTCTGAATACTTCCTAAGCGGGTTCAAGGTCAACGGCCTTATGAATACCTGGGAGTATGATTATGAGGAAATTGACAGTTCCGTAGTGGCCCATGATGGTGCAAAGATTGTGGCCAACATCAACAAGGCGCTTATTGGTCTCGGATATCAAGACGAGGCACTCACCGCCATTATGCAGAATGCAATACTTCCGTACATACCGACCGTGGAGCCGGATGCCCGTGTATTCGGCGCCATGATGACCCCATTGGATTATGTGGTTGACGGCAGTGAGCTTCATTCCATCATGGTTGCGCTGAACCGCAGGAGTATGGTGACTCTTGGTGGTGGATATCATAACTTTGTATTCCCGACTGTACATAATATGTCGATGCACATGGATGTCACGTTGTTCAAGGGTAACAATTTCACTGACGTGCGCGAGAAGATTATGAAGGCGGTATACAAGTTTTTGAAAGATAATACCGAATTCTGTTCCCCGATTTATCGTTCGAGAATTGCATCGATAGTGCATACTATGCCGGAAGTTGCCGGTGTTGACGTTACGTTCACTGTCCCGGATAACGGATATGCTGATCTTGAACTTGCCGATTACCCGTGGTTAGGTGTGCTTACCTCTGATTATGTAAGTCCGGGTACAGTTACGTTTGATGGGCCTGAATTTACCCTTAACGCTGACGTTACCTATGACGGCGTTACTGCGAATAAGTCGTTCACGTTCAAGTTGCCGGCTCAGCAGGATATGCAGTCTTTGCTGACATATTATTACACATCGAATGTGAAACCATATGCGGCAAGTGATCGTATTACCGACAAGTATGTTGGTTACATTTGGTCAAACGTGATGCAGCAGGTGTTTAGACCAATGATAGATGCATGGACCGCTGCCAAGAATAGCGGCCATGAATCCGATATGGAAATCGTTAAGGAAATTATTGAAACAGTAAAAACATGGAGCATGGAACCGGGCGCGGATGCTCTTACATTCAAGGATTCCGAACACGTAAAGAATCTCAGGGAAGCTGAT